GATACTGAATCGCATCATGCAACGTGGTGAACGCTTCACACTGTTGCGGCCTGCCTACGATGTATCGTACATCATGGTCAAGCTGGCCCCAATAGCGGGCGTGTCGCGTGATTGGGTGGACTGTCAACCGGGCGAATGGATACATCATAGCCACATCCACCAGACGGCCACACTAGCCAGTACACAGCCAACTAGCATACCGAATAGAGCAGACGCGATGCAGTCTAACCAGAACGTATTCATGTCGTACCTCTCATCAGGGCGATTTTCAATCGCCTACGGCCAACCGCATGTTGGCCGTTTCGAGGTTCAGGCGAAGTGCAGGACTTGTTCGTGCTCGCCGGTCATCTTGAAGTGATAACAGGCCTCAACGATGCCCTGTTCCCACTTGACCAGCGATTGGACGCCGCGTTCGTCTTGCGACTGGCTCACTGGGTACCGGCGAGTCTCGATGGACTCGGTACCATCTTCGTTGATGACCTGCTTGTTTACTTCGACGAACACGGGTAGCGGTTGCATTGCTCGGTAGCGCATACCACCGATCGGCGACACTGTGTAGCCCTTGACAGCACCCCGCGTGTCTGTGTCGGCAAATACGCTTGCCTCCAGCGTGACGCCGGGTAGATCGAGCAATTCGACAGCTACTCGAAAGTGGGGCGATTTGGGGTTGGAAGACTTGATAGGGTAGACGTAACAGTTCAAGGTGGACATCGTGGAAGACTCCCTGACCGGATAGGCTCGGTCTTGGCCGTGGGCTAGAGTGCCCTGTAGGGCTGGTCAGGTTGGCTCAGGTGCGACGTTCGCCCAGCTTGGCTACCTCAGCCCAGCCACCGACTGGCCTTCACCAGCGGGCGACTGGCGACCGTTGGCACGAGATGTGCCACGGCCACAGCACTACAGCCCTACCGACCCGCGTCGGTGGACAACCGGCCAGTGTGCAACCGGCTTGCCAAGCGAATATCGGGGCGAAAGGCCACAAGCGCAAACCGGGTGCCAAGCCGACCGTGTAGAAATTCTGACATACTGTGTAGGAAAAGCCTACAGAGTGCGGGACAACCAGGCGATGGCATAGAGCTTGCAGGGCCGCACAGACACTCACATAACCTGCGCTGCGGTGACTCACATTTAGCTCATGCGCCCACACTCACATCATCTGCCTTGTTACTATCACATGCAAGCCTACTGCCAAGCGCACATGCATGCAAGCTTTATGCCAGCCCCGAAGCCACATGCACGGAGCATGCCATGCCGTGGCCCGATAGGGGGGGGAGGGGGTAGTGCCCGTAAATGCTAATGGGCTATAGACTTACACGAAACCTTGTTCACAGGTGTAGTCTCACAGTCCCACCCACCCACCCCTTCATCTAGTGTACATTTTAATTGACACCCAACCTGTAGTCTGGTATAATTCGTGACTAGGTTGTGCAGCGCACACCTCCTACCCCCCAGAATGGCGACACCGCCCCCACCTCTCGACCTCGTCGATGACGATGACAGCGACCTTACCACGAACGTGGGCTGGAGCGAAGCTCCCGTCCCATTGCCGGGTCGGGCGAGTTCCCATGAACGGGCTCGCCTCTCGCCCTCGCTCACAGCCGTCCTGCCGGATGAACGGCAGGTCTATGACCTCATCCAGCAAATGCTCGACATCTCAGGGTTGACCTGTAGCCAAGTCGCCGCGAAGATGGGCATCAAGCGGGAATCGGTGATCCAGTATAAGATTCGTCGCAGGCGGCCCAGCGTGCCCTGGATGGCACGCTTCTGTCTCGCCACCGGCGCGAGGCTCCTGATCGAACTACCACCCACCACTCGCCACTCTCGTTCAACTTTTTAATGGACCCTGAGCAGTATCGTCAGTTGGCGGTGATGATGACATCGGGGATGCCGTCCGTGGATGCCATCCGCTACTTCGCCCTCGATGGCATGGACGACGCAGCCCTGATGGTGTTCCACGACACGGTCATTCGGGCAAAAGCCCTCGCTCGTGCCGTGCGTGAACTCCAGGGCAAATCGTGGCAGGACATGTCGCTCGACGAGAAGATGAAGTGGGCCGTCGAGAAACACTACGCCGAGATGGCCTACTTCCTCTACTCGCACAACTATAGCGAACTCTCGGGCTTGGAAAAGACCAAGGCCGACACGTGCCGTGTCTCGCTCGAACAGCGTCTGGCTGGCACCAGTGGTCAGATGAACGCCCTCGACCAGTGGTTTGCCGACGTGCGCTCGGGCAAGGTGAAGTTGGGCACCGCAGTGGTCGCTCCGGCAGGGCGAGCGTAGCGCGCATGGCAGGCCTCGTCGATAATGACACCCGAGATTTGCTGATCAGTGGCTTCCGGGAGCGCATTTGTGAGCGCCTTCAGGTCGCGCCATTCTTGCACCAACGTGAAGTCTGGGCAGCCAGCGACGGTCTTGAACTGACCGGAGACCTCGATCCCGACGGCGTTACAGTCAGCCTCGCGGACAAAACGCAGATTCGCGTCGGCACGCGGCCACGAGCCGCTGGGCGGGCGCACTTTCTGGCGGACCTGGGAGCGTTCAAGATTGGCAAGTCATTTGGCGTTGGACTGTTCGCGGCGGCATTCGCCGCCGTGCCCGGCGCGCGAGTCAGCTTGGTCGCCTTGGAGTACGACGTAGGTGAACCTGAATTCAGCTACATCTGCGAGTTCCTGTTAAGCGAACGGGGCATGAACCTCAAGGCAGCCTCCCTGCAAAACCGCCCACGCGATGGCAAGATGTGGCTCGACATGCCGAACGGAGCCCGCTTCGAGGCGAAGTCCTGGGAGCGCAAGGACACACTCAAGGGCAAGGAAATTGACCTCTACGTCTACTGCGAAGCCTATATGCTCCCCGGCATCGAGTGTTTCACGGGCTTCAGTCAGAACCTTCGCGCCCGCAATGGCTATGCCTATTTCCCGACGACGCCCGATAAACCGTGGGTGAAGGAACTCCACCAACTCGGCTGGAACCATCATGGCCCCGCCGCTGATCCCCAGTGGCACTGCACCTGCTCTGTGCCTGCCGACGTGAACCCCTTCACCTTCGACGCCACGGCGAAAATCCGTGACGAGAAGTTGATGACCCGTGAGAAATTCGAGATTCACTACAATGGACAACTCGGTGATTTCGTGGGACATGTGTTCAACTACCAGATGGGACAGCACACCTTTCATGCCGGAACGCATCCGGCCCTGTTCCAGGGCGGCACCTCACGAGAACACCTCACGATTCCCTCTCACTGGGAAATTGTCTGTGGGGCCGACACCGGAACTTTTTACTCTGCCCTCGCCGTGGCCTTCGACCCTGATGGCAACGCATTTGTGATCGACGAGTTTCCCAACTATCGCTACGTCGCAGGCGAACCAGAACGCGACGAGAACCTATCGATTCCACACTGGGCGGCAGGCGTGCGAAAGCGCCTCTATCAGCTCAAGGCCCGACCCAACTTGTGGGCCGACCCGAACAGCCAGTTCAAGGGCGAACTGCGAAACTATGACCTCCATCTCCTCCCAGCCGCCGTTCCAGTCGAAGCGCGGACAGAAATTGCCCGCGAATACTTCGAGCACGGGAAGATTTTCTTGGCTCAGTGGCTTCGTGCGCTCCCTTTTGAACTCGAAAATGCCGCGTGGCCTGAAGAAGCCTCGGCGTCAGGGAAATTCGCCCGTGTGAAGGACCGTGACCATGTGCTCGACCCCTTGGAGCATGTCCTGGCACGACGACCTATCGGGCGACGACCAGCCTCAGTGGGTCCACCCCCCACCTGGGCCGAGTCGATGGGCTACAAAGCGCGAAAACAGGCCGGAAACACCCACTTAGGGAGGCTCTAATGAATCAGACACAAGACAACACCGCTGCCTATACGTGGTACAAGACCACAACAACGCCCAAACCCCTGACGACCCAGGAACCCTGTCCACACTGTGGCTATTGTCCTCACTGTGGGCGAAGTGGACAGCGGTTCACTCCGTGGTATGTGCCCTACCCGATGGATCCAGTCGGACCAGTCTATTGCTGGTCGTCATCGAGCGGAACCTAACATGGCCTCTACCCAAGACCTCGACTCACGGCTTCGTTCGTGCGAAGACATGCTCGGCTTCATCATGCAGACGATGCGGATGAAGGCGACCGTCTCAAGCGGGGTTCTTGCGCCTAATGGTCAACCTGTTGCGTCTAACGTCATAGACGCAACATTGCTCGACCTCTACCGGCTCTCTCGTCAACTCCCAACGGTGCTCGCCTCCGAGGCCGAGCCCCCTCCGATGATCGCCAATGGCTGAAGACCTCACGATGCCGCTCCTTCCGGAGCAGAACGACCAGATTCTTGCGGACCTCCAGAAGGACTTCGAGCGCTTGCAGCGCCAGAAGTGTCGCCCCACGGGCGGCGTCGAGGGCTGGACGATGCTCAATCTGTGCTTCCTGAACGACGAGGTCTACGTCGATTATCGGAATCGCACCTTGTCGCTCGAAGCCCGCGAGGACAACAAGCTCTACTTGAGCTTCAACCTCATCATCCCGCGCTACAACAAATTGATGGGACGCCTCGCGGCCTTCAACGCGCCCTTCAAGGCGCGTCCCAACAAGCAAGACCCGGTCGCCCTGGAGACGGCTGAAATCGTGGACCGCATGATTGTGGCCTTAGATGAAAAGGTCGATGAGCCCTCTCGGCTCCGCGAAATCTTCCATTGGCTTCTCTCGGGAGGCACCGCGTTCATCCATACGCCGTGGGTGCCCAACGCGACGATTGAACCGAATCCCCAATTCGACGAACAAGGCCAACTCCTCTACACCTGGGCACAGCAGCCGGACATGCCGATCCAAGAAGCGATGATGCAGCAGATCATCGAGTCCGGTTCAGCCGCACCCGAAGAGTTCACCATCTACGAGGAGGTCGAACAGGTGGGCGAAGTGGGGAGCGAAGTGTTCGGCCCCTTCAATGTCTTCATCGACCAATCGGTGCGCTCCATTAGTGACCTCGCCCCGGATCAGTGGGTCCACATCGCACAGATTCGCACGTTGGGCTGGATCAAGGAGAACTTCAAAGAGGACATTGAGGCGCAGAAAGACATCACCTTGGTCTCCTCGAAGATTCAATCGATGGGCACGTCATCGGGCGGCACCTACCTGCGTGACCTCATCCCGCTCATTCAGGGCTCGGCAGACGACTCTGACCCCGAAATGGCGCTCGTCATTCAGAGCTATCAGCCTGCCTCGATGGAGCATCCTCACGGACGCTACGTCTGTTGGGTGCCCGACCAGAAAGTCCTCCACGACGCCGACAATCCTTACGAAGAGATTCCATTGGTCGATGTCCACTTTCGACCTGTGACGAACACGTTCTGGACACCAGCGTATCTCACGCCACTCATCCCCCCGCAGCGCTTCATCAACAAGCGCATGAACCAGCTGGGCGAACAAGCCAACGCAGCGGTCTATGCGTCGAAGCTGCTCGGCCCTGGTCTATCGAAGACCGACATCCCGGCCGACTTTCCAGGCATCGTCGAGCAGGGATTGAGTGAATCGGGCATCAAGATGGTGCAGAACTCGGACCCCCCTGAACTGCCAAGTTGGTTCCTCCCCTCCATCGAACTCGTGGTCAAGATGTTCAACGACGCCGCTGGTGGAGCCGACCTCATGGAGGACAATAAGTTCCCCGGCCAGCTGCGTGGGCCATTGGCCGTGCCCATGTTGCAGGAAATCCTCGACACCCAGTGGGGACCGCTGTTCCAGCACCTCGGCGAACGCCTCGCTCGCGTGAAACAGATGCGCCTGAACCGGGTGAAGCAGTTCTACCCACCGATTCGGACGATGCACTACACCGACAAGTCGCAAAAGGACGAGGTGTTCACCTTCCACACCGAAAAGGTCCTCCGGGCGGGCACGAACTTCTCAGTGACCGTCGAACGCGGTGCCATTCTGCCAGAACTGCGGGCGCTCCGTGAATCGCGCATCTCAGAACGCCTCAAGGGGCCATTGCAGGTGCTCTATATCGACGAACGCACCGGCCGGATTGACAAATCGAAGGTCGCGGCTGACCTCCAGTTCGGCGACACTGGCCGTGAGAGCCGAGAAGCCTCCTATCGCAAGCTGGGACGGCAAATCGCCAAAATGCTGTGGGAAAACAAGCAGGTGCCCCCGGTCCAGCCCTTCTATGACCACACCGTGATGCTCGACGAACTGGAAGAGGAGATGGCGACGACCGAATATCTCAAGGCCAGCCCCCAAATCCAGCAAAAGTTCAGCGCACGCTGGGAGGAGCACCGCCAGTTCCTCATGCAAGAGGCCCAAGCGCAACAGCAGGCCATGCAGGGTCAGATGATGCACAATGCGGTCGCCCAGGCGACCCAGCAAGCGGCTGCCACAGCTGCGGCACAAGCGGTCGAGGAAGCCATGCAGCAAGTGAAGGCCCAACAGGCCCAACCCACGGGCCAATACGTCGCCCAAGCCCAAGCGCGGTCAGCTAGTCCGTCTAGCCGGACTGTCACCGTGAAGGACACACGCTAATGTCTACGTTCTCAGAGCGATTCACGGCAAAAGTGGCCGATATTGACGCCCAGATCGCCAAAATTCAGACGGAGGCCCAAGACGCCATCCAACGCCTGCAACGGCGGCGACAGGCGCTTATTCGAGCCAGTCAGGCCCTCACGCCTGCGATGGAAACGGCCCTGAACGACCTCTTGCAGGAGAATATCCTTTGAATGGTAGGGGCTTGACTTCATGCCCCAACCTGTAGTATAATCCTCTATCAAAGCGCCCTCTCGGCGCATGTCTTGTAGAACAAGGCCGCAGATAAGCACAGGCACCATCACCGGCAGGTGATCAAGTCCTGGTAGCCCCTCCCCGCGCCCCTCGAAAGGACTTCACATGGCAATGGAAGACACGGATGTCCAAGGGACAGCTGATGCTGCCCCAGTTGGTGGTGACAGTTCCCCGGCAGAGCCATCAACCCCCGATGTATTTGACCTGACAGACGCCAACCGGCTCATTAAGGTCAAGGGATCCGACAAACCCGTCAAGTTTGGTGATCACGTCCGGGGCTTTCAGTCGGAATTTACCAAGGCCAGTCAGCGGGCTGCTCAAGCGGAGCGAGCCCTGCAAGCGACCCAGTCCCGCCTCCAGGCGATGGAACAAGCCCAGAGGCAGGCCGCATCGCAGCAACAGCGTGGAGGTCGAGCGGATGCCTACGAGGCACTTCGCAGTCTCCCCTACCTCTCGGGGCAGGAAGCCGCTGCGGTCGTGGAACAGATCGAGTCGGTCCAGCGAGAACGCGACGGGATTCTTTTAGCCACGCTCAAAGAACTCCAGCGTATCAAGGGCACCGTCTCCAGTCTGAACCAGACGCACTCGTCACAGGCGTTTGAAGGCAAAATCAATCGCTTCGTGAAAGATGCCGGGTTGCCGGATGCGTGGATCGAACCGACCAAGAAACTCTACCTCGCCTATGAGGGAGATGACTTGGATCAGGACTTTCCCCGTATCCTCGATGAGTACGTGACAGAACAGCGTGCGCTGTTCGATGGTGAGCGACAGGCGAAACTCGACAAGGCCCGCCGTGTACCCTTCGTCCCCGGACGAGGCGGACAGACGAGCCCTTCGAAGCCTCTGGAACTCAAACCGAACAGTACACCGGCTGACATCATCGCGGAACTCTGGCCGCAGTTCCATCCTGAAGCGACGTGACGGATTGGGAGCCCGATAGCTCCCCGAATCTAGGATCATGGCAGACAACACAGCAACTTTGTTTCAGGAAGCCCTGAAGTACAGCTACGGGGTCAATCGCGTCCTGTACCTGTTCAACGAAGAAGTAGTGATGTCCAACATCCTGGGCTCTGTGAAGAAGCCTGTCGGTGGACGCGGTCAGTTCATCATGCCGATCCCCATCCAGAATACGGGTGCGTGGTCAGGCGTGGCAGAGGGCGGAACGATTCCGACCCCTCTGGCTGCCGACTTCACTGAAGCGTCTTACAGTCTCAAGGAATTTGTTGGCTCCTACGCAATCACCTGGAAACTCATGCAGGACTCGCGGAATGACAAGTTCGCGTTCCAGCAGGGCATCCAGGCCAGTGACGATGGCCTGAAGCGGCGCATTTTCAGGAACATCAACTCGGACCTGCTCGATGATGGTCGTGGCCGCTTGGCGGTCCTGGCCGGAGCAGACGATGGTGCGGGCGGATTCACCTCGACCTTCCTGCCCCGCTGCGAAAAGGGCATGTTGGTCGATGTCGTCGATACGGACAACACCACGGTTCACGCGAGTGGATTGACGGTCAGTGCGGTCAACCCCGTGACCCGGTTTGTCGATCTGTCGGCAGCGATCTCCTCGGAGGCCGCTGGTGACTGCGTCGTCATCTCGGGCACGCTCGATTCCCCGATCTTCCTGCACACGAACGGCATTCTCGGTGTGATCGACGATGGCAACCCGGCTGCGGGAAACATCGGCGGTATTGACCGCACCACAGCCGGAAACGAGTTCTGGCAGTCGGTCGTTCTCTCCAACTCGGGCACCAACCGTCCGCTGACGGAAGACCTCCTCTTGCAGGCGATGGACTACGCGAGGGAAAAGGGCGGTGGGAATTTGACCCACTGGATGTCCAACCTCAAAATCTTGCAGCGCTATCACGAACTGCTCGCGGGTGAGCGTTTCGTGGCCTTGACCAGCCCACAGGCGATCGGGGGCGGGTTCGGACGCAAGAAGATGGGTGGGGACTCCAAGAACGGCGAGACGCCCTACGAGTTCTCGGGCGTGCCGTGGCATGTCGATCCCTACTTCCACAACAACACCGTCGTGGGCTTCGACTCGAAGCACTTCTTCCTCGGCACGGGCGAGAACGAAGTGCCGCGGCCGGTCAGCGAGGTGTTCGGTGGTGTGGAAATGTTCAAGCGCACCACGACCACGACCTTCCAGGTGGAATGGTATTACCAGTTCCAGCTGCTCACCGACAATCCAGCCGGTGGAGTAAAAATAGAGGATGTGGCAGAAGCCTGATCCTTTAGAATCAACAACTTGGGGGAGACGTAAGTCTCCCCCATTTCCCCTAGCAGCACGGGTCAAAATAGGCTGCACCCCCTCCAATGGCATTTGCTCTCAAGTCAAACAAGAACGTTCGTAAGGGCGCGACCTATGTCCCAGGTCTTGTCCACCTCTCACGCGCAACGGCAGCCCTCCCTGCCTCGACAGCCGCGGCACTGTTCAACGTCGTCGGTGGGCGTGTCGAAGTCCACCGTCTCTTGGGCGAGGTGACCACGGTCATCCAGACCCAGGCCAACGCAACCAAAATCAAGAACAACCCCACCGCAGGGACCACGGCTGATGTGACCGCCACCTTGGACATCACGGCCGACGAGGTCGGGACGCTCTATATGGTCGAGGGTGACGGCACAGCCCTGGTCGGCGTCAATGCTGGCACAGGCGTACAGGCCGTCACGGTTCCGTGGGTCGCCCCGGTGGGCGACATCGAACTCGATTGCGCCGCGACCAACACGGGCGCGATCAAGTGGGACATCTGGTATCGCCCTCTCGATGAGGGTGCCTATGTGACTGCGGCGTAATACGTACAATGTGTACGTATTGGCGCATATCTCGGTAACCCGGGGAGGGGATGGCTGAGCCATCCCCCCTTCCATGTTTTGGAGTAACCCATGCTCTCTTTCAACCCGGTCGAATACTCGTACGAAGAAAATCAGTGGCTCCTTGACAACCTAGATAAGCCGCCCGTTATTGCGCTCCAGCACAAGCCCTCGAACGTCAACGTCAACGCCGTCAAGCCACTGCTCGACCGAGTGTTGGAACTGAACCAGATGCAGACCCACCAGGGCACCCCGTGGGTCGGCATCGATGCGATCAAGGCCGCGATTCGCGTCTACTTGGAGATGGATGCCAAGTGGGACCGCGCACATAAGCGCAACAAGGACATCCCTCGATTCCCCTCCCTCTACTCGTTCGACGTGAAGGGTCGGGCGATTCTGGGAGGCCCCGGCTCCGATTCGGGCATGGTGCGGACCTACTTTGACGAGCAGGGCAATCGAGTGCCCTTTGCCATCGATTTGACTTACCCCGAGCCCTCTGAGTGGGAGCCCCCGACCTTCACC